GATGGTGCGACAGTAATTGCAGACAACATTGTTGATGAAGCAAATTTAAAAATTAGTAATAGTGGTACTAATGGTCAATTCTTATCTAAACAAAGTGGAAATGCTGGCGGCTTGACTTGGAGTGATGGTGTCTCAGAAGGTACTGATGTTTTATCAACAGGTGAATCTGCTACAAACAAATATTTAAGAACAGATGGAGATGGAAGTTGTTCATGGCAATCAATACCTGTTAGCGGAGCGACGGGTGGAGGAAATGACAATGTTTTTGTAGAGAATGATCAAGTTGTTGCCTCGTCATACACGTTAACTGCTGGGAAGAATGCTTCTACAGTTGGAGATTTATCGTTAAACTCTGCTGTAGTAGTTACTATTCCAGCAAACGCAACCTTAGTGGTTCTTTAAATCATGGCTTACGGAAAGATCAAATGTGACACGCTCACATGGGATGACTCAAGTACAGACACCAATGTTGTTGTCTCAACCATAGCTCAAAAGGCAAGTCCAACCTTTACAGGTACGGCAACAATTCCTACGGCTGCTATTACTACAGGAAACATCACTACCGCAAATATCACGACAGGGGTATTTACGGGAGATGTTACCTTAACGGGTTCTAGTTATAACGTGGTCTTTGATGCCTCGGATTCGGCTCTTGAATTTGCTGATAATGCTAAGGCTACTTTTGGGGCAGGATCAGATCTCCAGCTCTTGCATGATGGAAATAATTCTTATATCAGTGACCAAGGTACTGGAGGGCTTAAAATCCTAACAAGCCAATTACTGGTTCATAATCAAGGTGGTAATGAAACTCAAATAAAAGCAACAGAAGACGGAGGCGTAGAATTATACCACGATAACGTCAAAAAAATTGAGACATCTTCAACGGGCTGTGATATTACGGGAACAGCAGTAGTTGATGGTTTTGCAATAGATGGGAAGGCAGAGCAAACAGCAGAAGCATTAACAGCAGGATCAACTGTAACGATTGATTGTTCAACTGGAAATTATTTCACGTTGACATCATCCGCAAACACAACATTTGCTTTTAGTAATGTGCCTTCAAGTGGTACAGCTTATGTCTGCATCATTCAAGTAACAGCAGGAAGTTATTCAATGACTTGGCCTAGTGCTGTTAAATGGTCTGCATCTACAGGAGGTGCAGCCCCAACAGTTACCGCATCTAAAGTACACAATTTTATGTTGGCTACTACAGACGGCGGCACTACTTGGAGAGCTAATGCTAATTACGATTACGCTTCTTAATTATGAGTATTAACACAAGTCTTATTCCTTTACTAGGGACTGGTGGAAAGGCTCCAGAAAAATATTGGGTCTTTCATGCAGGGACATTAGATAGCGCAGCAAATAGTAATGAATCAGAAGATCAAATTAGATTTAGATCTATGGTTCTAAATCCCGATACTGAAACTGTTTACATGGGATGTCATGCATGGAAAATTAGCGGTGGCAATCAAAATCAAGCTTTTTTTGGGGTTGCATTAAGTAAAGATGGGATTATTCTTTCTGGTACGTCACAACCAAATGCAAAACATAAAGTAGGGCAATATCAAGTAAACCCTACTGGTTGGGGTAATTATGTGAAAAATTTTGGCGCAAGTAATGTTCAGATGCGAATTAGAGCTAATAATCGATTTATGACAACTCAAGCAATTGCAGGTGGTTTATACGGAGCAAATACGTCAGGCCAAAAAACTTCAAGAGGATATATTGCGGCTACTGGTCATTACGATGCTTCTAATACACACATGGAAGCTTCACAATATGATATGGATACTTCCCAGTCTTACAACAATAACTGGAGAAGGATTACAAATATTAGATATTACAATGCTAGTAGTAGTTTAGTTGAATTTGTAGTTAGTTCATATTCGTCGCAGCCGTTGGCAATGTACCAGCATACTGATGGATCATTTTATATAACATGGGGAGGTAAAATCACTTCAGGTGGTGGTTATGATTTTCAAGTAACAAGAGCTTATAACGCTTCAGGAACATTACAATGGGGTGCAAAATTTGGAGCTAATAGTAATAATTGTGCTCCTTATAATTTCCAAGCAGGTTGTTTAAATCCTAATAATGGAAATCTTATTTACCCTATTACTGTTCAAACTAGTCAAAATGGTTATAACGGGCTTTTCTATGAATTAAGCAAGTCAGATGGAAGCATCGCAAACAACCATAATAATGATCCAGTAAGAATTAGTTTTAGAATTGGAGATATTAATGATGAGTGGAGCGGAAATCAATATTTTATGAAAACTGTAAAAATAGATAGTGACGGCAAGTACTACGTTCTTTTCGCTTCACGAAGACAACAAGGTAGTGATAGTTGGACTATGGCTACCGGTAATGATAGCACTTCTTACACACACGTTGCAAAATTAACAAGACTAACTTCAGGCCAAGGCACAAACGCTACTGGTTTTACTATTGATTGGATAAGGTGTTTTATTGGATCGTATGGAGGATCTAGTCTTATAAGCAATAGTGTTGGATGGGAAGGGCAAAACGGTTATTATCAGCTTGATGTTGATGATAATGCTGTTTACGTTGGTTTTGGTATTAGGAGAGCAGATTACAAATGGAATAATTATATAGTTAGGATGCCTAAAGATGGTACTGGTACAGGAACTTATACAGCAGGAGACAATACTCATAAATTACACATACGAGATGTAGGGCCAAGTAGCGGCGAACACGCTGACAATATAGTTACAATCTCTCGAACAGATTTGACGAGTAGTACATCGCATGAAGCTGAGACTTCTGAACCTAATACATATGGACATTTAAGAGGAAATTATTATGGAGGTAATACGACAGCTTTACAAAATGCTTATACTTACAGAAACGTAGGAGGCTATTCACAAACAGGTGAAAATAGATCTATCCCTACCAGTTCTAAGGTAGACATCTCTACTTAATTACTATGACTTATTTAGCCTTCGAGGAAAGTGGAGCCATTACTAAATGGCCTATCCACGTAACTGACTTGCAAGCAAAAGCACCGACTGTTTCTTTTAGTTTGCCATTGGTAGCAGCAAATTTAACAGACTACGGCGTTGTTGAAATTACAGAAGAAGCTTTACCTTCTTTTAATTCAGCAACACAAAAAATCAATACTAGCGAACCAACAAAAGTAGATGGTACTTGGAAGATTACAAGTAGTGTTGTTGCTTTGACTAGCGATGAACTTGCAGCAAATACAGCAAGAAAAGCAGAAACAGCAAGAGATACAAGAAATAATCTTTTAATGGGAACAGATTGGGCTGCTGGATCAGATTTAACAATGACGGATGCAATGAAAACTTACCGTCAAAACTTAAGGGACGTTCCAACACAAGGAGGTTTTCCAGATACAATTACTTGGCCTACCAAACCTTCTTAAGATGAAAGCAATCGCAATCACTTCTTTAGCTCTTAACGTACTAATTATTGGTACAGGTGTAGTTGGTTACTTGAATAAAGATAAGATTGTGAATACAATCGTAGACAAGGCGTTGACTGTTGTTAAAGAATCAATGCCTTCAATGCCCACCACAACAGGATTGCCTAAGTTATGACACAGATGAAGGAAGGTAACTATC